GCCATATACTAGGAAAATTTATATGATGATAACTATCTGTTTCAACTATTCCAGGCAGTACAGTAAATCTTTTTTCAAATTGATATGTTGGTGTTATAAACATTACTGAATAACCTTTTGGTGTGTATATACGCCAAGGATTAATAAATTTTATACCTTCTGGAAAATCTGTTTTTTTCAAATTCCAACCTTTAATTTGTTCTTTACTGTGAAACTCAATACCGTATCGAAAATTTTTGTTATCCCATTCAAAAGTTTCCATATCTCTCTGAATAAGAAAATCACACCACATTGGAATTATGTAACCTTCAGTTATTAAATCAACTATAGCAGGACATCTTTTGACAGTACCACTCGTATGCTTTTTAGCAGTCGTGCCTTTCTTACCAAAATAATCACGCTTACCTTTTTCATGGACAGCAGGTGTTTCTATAGATTCGGACATATTTTTAAACCATTTTGGTAAAAAGAACTTAGATGGTTTAACAGGTGCTACTGATTCAAGACCTTTGACATCTGTTTTGAATTCTATAAATTGTTTGCCTCCCAAAGAATATTTCATAATTCAGGATATGTACCACCGATACTTTCATACTCATTTCTAAGAGCTTCAATATTTATAGCCAAAATATCTAGCTTTTGAGCAGTAGCACCTTCTTGAGAAAGTCTATAATAATTTTCTTCCATTGAAACAAGTTCTGATTTCAAGCGTGATATCTTTTCATCATTTGTTTCTTCTTCAGGAACAATAAACTTATATTCATCAAGAGCCATTAAACACCTCCTAATTCATCTACTTGAGCTTCTAATACTTTTATCTTAGCTGATAATTGTTGTATCGATTTAACTAATACAGGAACTAATTGTTGCATATCGACATGACCCAACTCATCATCTTTGTAATCTCTCTGTTCTTTATCAGTGTAGTTCTTTTTATAAACAGCACCTAAAGCGTTATTACTACCTGTATAGTCATAAACAGCTTTTTGTAAATCTTGTGCGATAAAACCTTGTTGCACATTACTAAGTACATCTATACGGTTTTTCTTCCAACTATTTTCTATATTGTTATCTTCTATTGATGAGTCTAAATATGATGATTTCCATTTATAATCAACAGGTTTTAAAGTTTCAACAAAATCAAGACCAAGTGTTATTGGTTGTACATCTTCTTTTAATCGAATATCTGAGTGATGCACTGCATTATGTACTGCAATAGCTGAGTTTACTTGAGCATTTGTGGCAAATGAAGCATTGTGTTCACTATTTCCGTGTGGGTCTTCAGCAACAGTAAAGTTATGAGTATGGTGACCAACTTCGTTAGTATGATTAAATCCTGTAATGTCTGCATTAAAATTGTGATTATGATTATTGGGAGTGATGGTGTTACCATGAGAGTGATTATTATTAGTCAATACGTTTATATGGCTATGATTATTATTTGTTAAAAAACCTGAGTGATTATGATTATTTGTTGATAAAACCGTACCAGAGTTTGGAAAACTTAAATTACCATGTGAGTGTCCAGATGTGCTTATCCACTCAACACCACTACCTGTTGATGCAAGAACTTGACCTGAATTTCCAGTACCACCACCAGCTTGTAATGTTCCACCCAGTGTTAGTTTATTTGGAACAGAAAAACTATCATCAGCAGTTGACCAACTAGCTACGTTATCGTCACCATTTGTAAGTTGCATTTGTGTAACTCCAGATAACGGATCATTAACAAAAAATCCCATTGTTGCATTTGTACCTTGTATTGCAATAGAAGGATTATCTTCATCACCATCTGGTAGAACTAAAAATGATTTTGTTGTAGTCAAATAGTTTGTGCCACTTATATCTCTGTTAAATAAAACTGTATCACCAATTTTTAATCTATCACTCGAAGCAGTAGTAGGTACATCAGAAGCTGTATTTTTAGATAAAGTAATAGCTGGGTTAGTAACAGTAGCTGTATTTATATTGCCTCCAGTAAGTGTATAAGAAGTTGCTGTAACAACACCAGCGTTTGTTACTTTAAAAGGCGCAGCTCCTAAAGTTCCTGCACCTAAAAACATATTGCCATCGCTGTCAACATGAAAGCTCGTAGAGTCTGATCCACCAATATTGATAGCATCACCCACATTTAATACACCAGATAGATCTAATGTATCAGCATCAATTGTTATACCTTCAGATGAAGCATTTATCGTAGCAACAACATTTGATCCTGAAACTGGTGTAAAGTTTAGTTTAGATGTATCAATACTTCCAGAAGCAATACGATCTGCACTAATCGTTCCAGCATTTATTTTTGTTGCATTTAAATCATTTATCTTTGCATTTGTTATTGCAGCGTCTTGAATATTTGCAGTACCAATAGCAGCAGTAGCTATTTTTGCATTTGTAATTGCAGCGTTCGCTATAAGAGCCTCAGTTACAGCTAAGTTTGCTATATGAGCTGTATCAACTAAATCTGCATTACCACTTTGTTCATCTGATGGTTCAGATTCATTACCAGAACTATCTACAGCTGTTAATCTGAAAAAATGTGTGGTTGCATTATCTAAATCTATATATCCAATAGTTGGAATACCATTTGTTATGTGAGCGTGTGAAGCTTTTAATTCACCAATTTTAAAACTTGAGTTTACAACTTTTTTAGTTGTAGAATTATAAGCTAAATTAAAACCACTTGTTGTTGAAGCATAGATATTTAAATGATCAATATCTTTTGCCAAAGTAAAATCTACTACAGGACTTACAGCATTACCAGCATCATTTTTTGCTTGTCCTAGTTTATGTATAAATTGAACTCTAAGAGGGTTACTTGCAATTGTTGAAAAACCAGCTGGTTTGTTTGGTGCACTACCATCTCTTGGAGTTTGTACAGATGATATTGTTGTAAAACTACTATCGAAACCAGATTGATCGATAGTTTGTACCCCTACTTCATAAAAAGTATTAGGTGATAAATCATATATTACAAATTCTGTTGTTCCAAAAGTTACGCTTTGGAATTGATAATCAGTAACTTGGGTTCCTGTACTGTCTGTAATATTATTACTTAAACTGTCCGCTTTAGCTTTGAATCTAATCCTGTAAATTGATCCATCAATTATTGTTGATCCGTCTGAGTTTGTAGGTTGTGTCCAGGACAACTTAATAAAAGCCTTTGAAACACCATTACCATCTGTATATGTTCCAGCAACTTGAGTTAAGTTTGAGGGAGCATTTGGTACTGTTTTATCATTTGTTCCAACTTGATCAAGTGTGTAACCACTGAATCCAAGACTTTCCGAAATAGTTGGTGCAACATCACCTACTTCTAATTGAACATCCCCTGTTTCGAATAATAAGTAATCTGTTAATTCTAAATAAGTACCATTAGATTTTCTATAGAAAACACCATAACCATTTTTGATAGGCCATGTAATACCTAAAATTCTTATTTTTGTAGGATTTAATATTCTACCTTGATAAACTGTTTCAAATAAGCTTGATCTACTATCTGCTAATCTATCTGCTTCTGTATCAACAAAACCAATATCTGGATCAAAAATAAATATTTTATCTCCTACTTCAAAGTCTCCAGATATGTCATATTCATCTAAAGATACATTCAGTGTTTTTTTGACAAGATTTAATTCATTAAGATAAGCTGTCGCTCTTGTATTTTTTGATGTATTAGGTGTTTGCGGATCAGAAACATACTGTGTCCTTTTAAGAGCTGTTCCAAATAAGTCTTTGTAAGGATTTGAACTTGCAGTAGCAGAACCGTAGTTTGCTTCTGCGCCATATTTTGAAGCGACCAACTCTACTTTATTTACAAATTCAGAAGCATCAAATTGTGCAACCAATGATGAGGTTGTAAGACCAGTAATGTTTGGATCTTCACCAGTTTGTCCTCTGACGATAATAGATGTTGGATCTGAAGTATGTCCTGCAAATAAATTACCAACAGGTCCTGCATCTAATAAACCTTTTTGATTTACTTTAAATTCTACACCTAGCTCCTGGCATACATACTTAATTGCTTTTAAAGCAGATTCTGTATAATGCTTTCCTGTATAGTTTGCACCAGGATCTGTAATATTACCTTTTCTAATAGGTCCTTGATTACCACTTTCATCTCTAAGTAATCCTTTAGGAGTTCCAGTAGTGTCTAATACATTTTCAAGAGTTGTATTTGTATATGATCTAACACCAGTAGGACCGCCTGTTTCAGCTATAGGCATACCTCTAGAGTCACTATCTCCTAAATATGCAACTAGACCTTGACCTGTAATCACAACATTTTGTTCATCACCTATTTCAAGTGAATAAACAATACCTGTGTAATCTGATTGATCTAAAAGTGAACTATCGTTAAATTCTTGAACATTAACATCTGCTGGAACTATTACAATATGCCCCCAGGCATCTATTTGATTAATAATTGAATTAGGTACTTTGGTTTTATCAAGTTGGACAGAAAACTGTCCTGGAGCCATAAGCTTTTCTGTAACGCTCATGATTTAACTAATCTAACAACCTCGACTATGTTATCTAAGTACTGATCTCGTACTTTTGTTGCAGCGTCTTCTGAAGTTGCAGAACTCCCATTGAATTCATATCCTAGAAAAGCTTTCAGCGTTGCAGTAGAAGCTGTAGAGTTTATACCACCATTAGTTGTGTCTACATCAAAATTTTGTGGAGATCCTAATATTATTTTATTACCATCAATATCATTACTTGTTGTAATTCCAAAGCTGGTGTTATCAGTATATGCAGTTGTAGTAGTTGGTCTTATGTTGAATTGAGCAGATGAAAATTGTGTTGCAACTATTGAAAAGTGTCTTGCACCTCTTCTAAGAGATACATCGAAAGTAAGTCTTTTGTCTTTTGTAGCTGCTTCATAATAACTTCCAAGTCTTACAGTAACCATTTCAGGATCATTTTTTAAGATTTGTACAGATCTCCAACCCTGAAATTCAGTAGCGCTAGCTCCTCTTGATACTGCAAACTCTGTAGAAGATTTATATCCATTCGTATCATAAGACTTAATGATAAACCTTGATTGTGCTGTGTTGTTTACAAAAGTCATTTGTACCAATCCATTTTGTATTTTTGTTGATGATGGTGAATTGTTTGGTGATTCTAAACCACATCTAATTCTATTTACATCATCTATTCCATCTGTAAAAACTTCACAAGAATTTTTATAAAAATCAGCAGGATCAACTAAAAATTTTGCATTTGTATTTCTTATTGATGAACCAAATCTAATAATTGTGTTACCATCTTCACCTACTCTAGTAAATGTTCCAGGCAGAGAACTATGATCATGTGAGAAAGAATCTACAGGTCCTGCATAAAATTGGCTTGTTGAACTTGATAAAGAATGATCATTTGATATGAAACCACCAGTCATTTGACTCTCAAATTCTATTTCACCCATATTTCCTAAAAACTCCATTTCGATATTGTATTCATATCCACCACTTATAACTCTTGCAGTATTTACAGAAGCACTTATTACTTTTACATAACCTGAAACTGATGTATCACCTTGCCAAATGAAAGGCACACAGTAATATCCATTTGCACATGCAAGCAATTCATCTCTTAAATATTTTGCTTCATTTAATGTGTCAGGTGCTAATTTACCCTGTATTGATAATGTGTGCATATCAGCACTTCTTGAATCAGATAACGTAGCTGGTGATGTAAATGTTAATCGACCAATTGTTATTGTATTTGACATTAGCACCAATCCTTTGCTCTACATTGTTCACAGTATCTATATTTTGTATGATAAAAATAATTACCACAATTAAAATCAGATTCACATTTTTTTAATATATCAGTGTTTTTATTTGTGGCAATCATTATCTACCTCTTATTCCTGTACCTATTAAACCTTCTCTATCTAATTTAGATAATTCTTTTCTTATCTGTATTGCTGCTTTTCTAGCCTGCATTGGATCTGATGGAACACCTGTAACATTTACATTTATATTTTCTACATTTATATTACTTGATCCAAAGTTACCCATAGGTGTAACATCTACACCACCACCTGGAATAGCACGAATCATTTCAGGTCCAAACTCACCTACAATTCCATATCCAGAATTTAAAATACCACCATTTGCATACATAGGTATTCTTCCTCCTCCAGCAAAGCCAGCAAATGCAGCTCTAGCTCTCTGCTCTAGAGTTAGTGTTGGAGGCAGTGAATTTGATGACTGACTTGAATCAAATAAATCTCGAATACTTTGTGTTGCTCTTGAAGTATCTGCATTAACTCTTATAGTTATTTCTTCTTGTTCTACTTGTTGTTTGAAAGCAAAAATATCTGCTGCAATAACATCGATAGCCCCACCGACATCTCTTCCTAGTGTTTGTGCTAACACCCCTGTAGCATCTGTGACTGTTTTTATAAGTGTTTCGTCAACATCAAGTACTCTTCCTATTTCTTTGAAAAGATCTACAGCTTCAGGTCCTGCTTGTAATAGACCAAAAGCATCAAGCCCAACAGAAAGTTTACCTTGAGCAATCGCTGCCTGTGTATCAAGTATCTCTTCATTTATATTTGCGAGTTCTTCTGCATTTTCTCCTTGTGCTTTTCTTAGTTCCTCTTCAGCAATTTGTAATTCAAAAAGTGGTGCAGTACCTTCTTCATAAGCAAGTCTTAGAAAATCTACTTTATCTTGTGCCTCAGTTATTGATTTTATTTGTTGAGCTGTATTACCTTTTAGAAGCTGGTCTCTTTCTTTATATAAATCGTTCAGACTCTTTTCATCTCTTTGTAATCTTCTAGATGAACTAAATAAACCAAACTGACTTGAGAAAGCACCAGATATATTTCTTACAGCATCTTCAGCACTTTCTTCTATCAAATCAGCTATATCAATCATTGTACCTTTGAATTCTCTTTCGAGTGTTGGATATTCTGCTTTGATACCTTTGACAAAACCAAGCATGATAAATCTACCAACCTGTTCTGTTCTTTTAGAAGGTGATTTAGTGTCAAAAATTATATCAGCTATTTGTGCAACTTTTTCTAAATTGTCTGCGTATGCTTCTTGAGTATTTGGTACCTCACCTTTGAAACCTTCTATAAGACCTTGAGCATATTTTTGTCCTGAATCTTTACCTGCTACTAAAAATTCCTCGCCAGCAACAGAAGCAACTTTTTGTGAATTAATTTTAAACTGTTCAATAGTTTTTAGATTTTGATTTTCTAAACCTGTTTCTATTTCTCTAAGTGCAGCTGGATCATTCAATAAGTTTTGTAATGAAGCAGCAAACTCAGGTCCTAATTGTGTAGCTAAAAATGCAAGATCATCAAAACCTTCATCTTGAAGAGTTTTTATTTGAGCTTTAAATATTTCTGCAAGTAAAAATCTTTCTCTAAATGCTTCTACCATTTCATCAGCTGTTCTTACAACTAAATCAGGTAATGGATCAAGACTGGTAAATAAACTGTCTGTTGCATCTTTCAAACCATCTTCAATTGCATCAAATACAGTTGTTAAATTTAATGTTTCATCAGTAAGTTCTTGTGTTGAATCAGTTACATCTTTTTGTGCTTTTTGTAAAGCTAAGTGACCTTCTATTGCTTTTTCTTGAAATTCTCTTAGTAAGGTGCCTTTTGCTGCAAGCTCTTGTATTCCTAGAGCTTCCATTGCTTCTAGTCTTATAGATTCTTCTCTTCTTCTATTTTGCTCAGCTATTGCAGGAAGAATTGCATTTATAATTTCTAATTCTGCATTTATTATGTTGACTCTATCTCTTTCTGTTTGTGTGAGTCCAGGTGCACCTGTAAATCCTCCTTTTACACTTGTAAGAGAATCTAGTTCTTTTTTCAATTCTTCGATGTGTGCCTGTGTTTCATCAGGATCACCTAAAATTTGATTTATAATTCTGTTTTTAGTATTGAATCTATCATCCTCATTAAGCTTATCTAATTCAGATGCAAACTCTTCAGTAGTTTCAATAAGACCATTTAGTGTTTTTTTAGATACTTCTCCATCATCTGAAAAAGTATCTAGACTTCTTACTAGTTGTTCAAACTCACCTTTTGATCTTGCAGAGTTGACACCAAAAATACCAATAAGACCAGCAATAGCAGACAAGGTGATTCCAACTGGTCCAAAAAACTTACCTATGCTTACAGCAGTTGTTCTAAGAGCTAATAATGCTTTATTTGCAGTAATTACTGCAACAGTAAATACACCTAGAGCTGTTTTAATAGCACCAAAAGCATTTTCACTAATTGATATACCAATTACTAATTCCTGTAAACTGTCTACTATACCTCTGAAAGTAGGTAAGACTTCATTACCTATTTGAATACCTAACTCATTAAAAGTACCTCTTAATATTTCTAGTTGCGAAGAGGTAGTTCTATATCTTTTTATTGCTTCTTCTGTTGCAGCTGTATTTTCATCAAAAGATGTTCTAGCTGTATCCAAAGCATCAGCTAGTAAACCTTCTGCTTCAGCTAAACCTAATATTGCCAACATTGTTCTTCTTTGTTTCAAATCAAGATCATCAAGCATAGAGATAACATCTCCGCCAGCTTCATTAATATCTCCTAATCCTTCAATAAAAGCTAATGCAGCTTGTGCTGGATCATCTTTGAAGAACTGTGCAAAAGATTCTGCTGTTGTTCTACCTGAAGCTTCGGCAATGTTTCCAAAAATTTGTAATTGTTCACTTCCAGAAATTACAGCAGACTGTATTGATTGAAATACACGAGCTACAGCTGTACCACCAGCCTGTGCTGGTACACCTATAGCTTGAAGAGCAGCGGCAAAAGCTAAAGCATCTTGTGTAGTTGCTCCAACTTGAGCTGCAGCTTGTTGAATACGCAAAACTGTAGTCATTATTTCTGACTCAGTAGCTGCGAAATTATTTCCTAAATCTACAATAGTTGATGCAACATTTTCAAAAGTTTCTCCATTTGTTTGAGCTATAGCATCTAATCTAGCAAGACCTAATGCTGCATTATCAACGGTAAGGTTTGTTGTGGTTGCAAGTGTAGAAACAGTTTGTATGAAGTTTGGAAGATTTTGAACAGCTATACCTAACTGTCCACCAAGCTCACCAATTCTATTTAATTCATCAGCGGAGACAGGAATTGTAGTACTTAGTTGAATAATTTGTTTTGCAAGTCTATCGAATTGTGCTTCTGTAGCATCTACAGTTTTTTCTATACCTGCAAAACTTTCTTCGAAAGCCATTGCTGATTGTGTAGCTTTTATAAGACCTACGGATATTGCACCAATACCAACAAGAGATATTGCATTTACTGTTGAAGCAACAGCACGAACTTGTTTAACTTGTTGAGCAGCAACTGATGTTGTATCTTCTGCATCTTTTACAAGCTGTTTAAGATTGGGGGTAGCCCCAATCATTAATTGAATTGCACCTACTAATGGTGAGGCCATTTATTCCCTTCCTATATTTTTTTGATCTGTAATCATTTCATCTATAGTGGTAGCTACTCTAGGTCTAGATGTCCTACCTCTTCGTTGATCGAGTTCTTTTTTCCACCAATCTTTGTCATCATCGACTGGATTTTCACCTGAACTCTGATCCACTAATTCTTTATACTGTGGTGAAAAGAATAAAGAATCCTCTAATGGCATTGTACTAAGTAATCTGTAAAATTTGCGCCATTCAAGTTTTAAGGGATCTAATATGCCGTATATTTTGTTGAAGTCAGATTCAACCAAAGACCACTTCTCAACAATGTCAGTGACTTTGAATGTTATTTTGGGTTATCACCCTCATCCTCTGATGTAGCTTCGCCTGTATCACTTAGACCATATTGTTCCATAAGCCATGCTGATATTTCTTGAAGCTGTTGAAAAGTAACCTCTTTTGATATTTTTGTATAGTTCTCTTGTCCGAAAACAGTAATGAACCATCTTGGAAGATTTGAAGCTGCTATAGCGCCGTCATCACCAAGCCATGTCAGTTGTTCTAAGACAACTGAAGCTGATAAGAATGGTGGGAATTCGTATTCCTTGTCATTAACCTTAACAGTTATAGGCTCTGTGTTTTGAGCGTCTTTAGCAGCATCAAAATCTTTAAATTTTTTACTCATCATTCCTCCAATCTTTATGAGTTAATTTAGTTTACACTTCCTTCAGTTGTTGCATTTGTATTATCAACAATTCTAAAAATGTTCTTTTTACCATCAGTAGTTCCTACTGAAGCAGCAGCACTGTCTGGTACAAGAAGCTTAAACTCAGTGGCTAAAAGCACTTTTTGAGGTGCTTTTTGTTGTGCCATTGAGAAAGCTCCAACATTAATAGCTCTAGGTATTTGTAAATGCCTGATAGCACCGCTTGGTCCTTCAGTCACTAACAAAAGTGCTTTCTCAGTAAAGCCGTCTGTTGCTGGTGGTACTAATGAATCAAAACCAGACGCAAAGTCTGTATCATTTTCTGTAATTGTACCGCCACCAAAGGCTTCTTTTATATTGGTTAAACTTGCTTGTGCAAGAGTACCAGTAAGTCTTATCTCTTGAGCAGATTTAACTGATTTAATAGGATCAATTTCTTCTGCAACCATGATATCTTCGAAAGTTTTATCATATTCTAGAGTCCAACCGTCTTCTGAGAAACCAACATCAGTCCATCCAGACGCATTAGCAGCCCATTGGGTTGCTGTACTAGAGTCCTGTGCAGGAAATGCAGTACCTTTTGCAGCAACATAGAGAACACCTGTTCCTATGAGTACATCGGATACTGTACCTGTTGTATTATATGTTGTTGGCATATATTTCTCCTAACTTATTAATTAGTTGTACAACTAATCTTTTGACTAGTTTATTCTTCTTCAGTTCCATACCAATCTTCAGAAGGTTCGTCAGCTTCCTCATCGCTTTCTATATTTGAATTGTCTTCATTTATATCAGTCTGAATGACTGGTTTTATCTCCCAATCTGATCCTTCTTCGATAAGCATTGGTATAGAATACTCACCGTTCCACATACGACCAGTTGATTCTTGGAGTCTTTTCCAGTCACTCCCATTAACTTCCGTCCATTCGTTTTTGGTAAATGTTACACCCAATATTTCATCGCCAACTGCGTCAGCGTCATACACTGGGTTAACTTTAACTTTTATTTTTGCCATAATTTACCTCATACTTATATTAGTTTAAAAGAGGTTTGTAATGAGTATTTAGGAAGAAGCTCTATATGTCATATCAGCAACTATTTCAAAGTTAGCTAATAATAATTCAGGCTCTTCTATTCTTGTAGGAGTCAAAGTAACTGTATATCCGTATATGTGTGCCTTTGTACCACCTGAAGTAGTAACTTGATTATTAGATTCAATAATTAATTCTTTAAAAACTGCTTGAGCTAGATTACTTGCCGATGTAAAGTCAGGTTCTCCTTTAGATCCTGAACCACCATATCTTCCAGCATAAGCATTAAAAACTATCGAATTTGAATTTATTGTGGCTTGTGAATCAGATGAAATAAGTGAACCACCTGCATTTGTTATAACTAAAAAAGGTAAAGTAGGATTTTGTGGTAGTCTTGTTGCTACTCTTGTACCAACTAAATCAGTAATAGAGGTTTTTTCAAGACACCATGCTCTAGCAATTATTTCAGGATCAGGTGGCATATTGGAAGCGCTAATTAAACCTGTCATTATTCTGGTGTTCCTAACGGATCCTCTACTTTATTTTCTGCTGATAATTCAAAGCTAGAAGTTGATGGTGGTGGAGGTTGAAGCTCATCGATTGGAATACTACTTACTTTATAGCTAGTCCCATTTACTAAGATATCTAAATCTCCTGGTAATGTTGATCTCAAACCAGTTTCGACTGCATATTTAAACCAATGTCTTTTTCTTGGAGGTATAAATTTACCTGGAGCAAAATCATAAAAACCACCATATACTGTTTTCCACCAGTAAGGTGCTTTATCAGCAATAGGTCCAGCATTAGCTTTCGAACTACCAACTGTTAAAGTGCCTTGTATAAGTCCATCACCAAAACTTGTAAACCCTCTCAAATTTATTGATCTTCTTAAGTTTCCAGTATCAATAGGAGCGTTACCTTTTGTTGGTCCCCTACCAATCATATTTTTTTGTATGGCAGATAGAATATTTGCAGGATTAAATTGTTTAACATCAACACCCATGTCTATAAGTTGTGAACTAGATCTTTTGAATTGATTTGTAACACTTCTTTTATCAGCACCTTTTAATTCTTGTTTTGCTACTTGAGTAAGAGCACCACCATTAATTTTTACTCTATATCTAACTTTTTCGTTAAAATAATTATTCATACTTTTGGTTAGAAATCTACCATAAAATCTGTTCATCATACGAGATACAAAACCTAAACCTTGAGGTATTACTATGTGACCAACTCTACCAGCAAATCTACCTGCTATTCTTCTTCTTAATCTTAAATCAATACCTTGTCCTCTAGGTCCTAAAGATCTTAAATCACCCATTAATTTTGCAACTTGCAAACCAGGACCTCTTAAACCTCTTGCTAAATCATCTAAAACACCTATAGATATTAAATCACCAGTAGCAAAAGGTTTTGCAGATGCTTGATAAAAAATATTGCGAAATCTGTTAAAACTTGATGGATTAATCTGAGCCATTAAAAACTCCTTCTAAGTCTAAGTTTTTTTATGACTGCTATACCAAATCTATCTTTCATTTCTTCTACACCTAAAATATCAAAATTTTGAGAACTAATGACTGCTCTATCAGAAGTTTTTACAGAGGTATCACCTGGTATGTAACAATCAAATTCTGAGATATCAAGATTTCTAGACTCCTCTTCTTCATCTGAGTCAAGTGTTGTTAATCTACATTTTACAGTAGAACTATCAGCAAAGTTTGAACTAAATAATCCTCTTTCATCAACAGAGCTTGTTGACATTGTTTGTAATGTCAGGTCTTCTTTTAAATAGCTTTGATAATCGTATGACATACTTATACTTTACTAGAATTTAAAATAGATTTAGTCATCTAGTTTTTCTCTTAACTTTTTTATTAAATCTTGTTTTTTTTTAATTTCATTTAATTTTTCAGATGGATTGTTGAAACAATTTTTACAAATTTTTTTTCTTCCATCTTTATACTTTTGTGTTACATCAAATAAATTTATAGGCAAAAGTTCACCACATCTTTTACATTGTTTTTCATCTGGAGACCATTCTTTATTTTTTACATATTGTTGAGCCTCTAATACTCCTAAATATATAGCAGGATCAGTTTTCATCCATGTCAAAAATTTTTCCAAGCCAATAGGTAAATCATCATACAAGTTTCTTACTGTAAGAGAAAAGTCTCCAGATCTTATCCGATCAATTATTATTCTTGCTGTACCATGATCTATGCTTGATATTGGTGGAAAACCAGCTTGCTCTCTTAATTGTCTGACTCTTTCATGTGAACAATCCCATTCTTGCGCCCATTCAGATAATGGTTTCCAGGGATCATTACTAAATAATTCAAAGGCTTGTTCTACTGATGGTATTTTTCTACTAGGCACTGTTTCTCTTTCTTGTAAGGCCTCTCTCTTTTCTAATTTTTCTTCTTTCTCTCTCTGAAAGTCCTCCCCAAATTCCAAACTTTTCGGCATTCACAATTGCATACTCTAAACAATATTCTTGAACCTCACAGGCATTACAAATCTCTTTTGCTTTTCTTGTTGATGCTCCTCTATTTGGGAAAAATAAATCTGGATCTTTGTCTTTGCAATTTGCATCTTCTTGCCACCAAAGTTCTTGTAGTCTTAATAGATTATTTAAAGATGCCTGTTTATATTCCATTGCTCACCAGAGATAATCTCACCAAATTTTGTATTAATTATCTCTTCTTGGAATACTCTATTTCTTGTATATTCATTTAGATGAGCTGACATTAGACCATGGTAATTTAGAAATCCAATGAGCCATGTATAGGTTACTAAATCCATCAAACTAAAACCTGTTTTTTGTATGGTGAAAGTAGCATCTTGTCTGATGTTTTAAGTAAGTCTCCATCAAAATAAGCTAGAGGATCAGCAAACTGAACCGTAAGATCGCCTATTCTTTCTTCTAAGACTATTGCCATATCTGCCCCATCGGTCGAATCTGCTAAATGGGTATCTACGGCACCTGCCTTAGCTTGACTACCCAAATTCAAAGCCGACAAAACCATTCTGGCAGATATTCTTGCGCTTGTAAATCTTATATCTTCAGGAATTGTTCCATATCCAGCATTATAAACTACTGTTATATTTCTTGGTTTTGAGCCAGACCATCTACTTAAAACTCTCTCTAGTCTTCCATTAGGATGAACAACAAAATCATTATCATTTCCTTCTGTTAATGTTTGTCCATCTTCAACAATTGAAGTAATAGAATTTATAGGTAAGTTTTTAAGTGATAATTCTCTCATATTGTTACCAAATAAAACTTCTGTGTGGTTAGTTTGTTCTATTTCATAACCAATATAAGTTTTTATAATTTTGTCGGAGTAAGGTATAAAATTATTTGTTATTGATGTTTGTACAGTAGAACTAAAGTCGATGCCTACAATAGCTTCTACATCAGAAAATGAGCAAAGAGCCATTTGGACTCCTTACTTATTTTCTTTAGGCTTAACTGCTTTAGTTTCTACTTTTTTCTTAGCTGCTTCTTTTTTTGCAGGAGCTTTTTTCTTAGCAGGAGCTTTCTTACCCCAACCTTTTTCTTTCAAAAAAGACTCTGGGTATTCAAATCCAGCTTTTGCAATTAAATCAGCATTTGCTTTTGGAAGTTCTGATACAGGACCTTCCCAAATGGTTCCGTCTTGTAATTTCCAAATAGATTTTTCTGGTTTTATAAATTTTTCACTCATAGTTAATTATCCTAATCTATCTTTTTCTTTTCTTTGGCTTTTTCTTTTTCTTTGGTTTTCTCATACCGTAATGATAAGGCATTTTTATCTCCTAATGTTAAAAAATATGGGGGTTAAAAATAACCCCCATATTTAAAATGTAAATTTATTACATATTTTCTATCTTGTGGAAAGCTGCTTGTCTGTAAACAGGGAAACCGACACGCATTGTTGCTCTAATCACCATGATATTCTTTGTAAAGTTCTCACCATGACTATCACTAACTGCGATATCCATTCCTTGTCTCATGACAACATGTGCTGCTTCACCGCCGCCGAACTTACCGACTAACACAGTGTTAGCTGGCATAGCTGTTGTAGGTACAACATTTAGACCCCAAAGCTGGTTAGCGACACCGCCACCATAACCGCCAGCAGTTGTGAACACGCCTCTTTTAGCTGCGAGTCCTGCTGATGCAGTTCCTTGGAAGTCTACATCGACTTGTGTAACAATTTGCGCCCAGTCATTTGGGTGCATAATGATTGCATCTGGCTCTGTAAATGCGTTTACTCTTATGTCAGTAATTGCATTGTATACAGATCCAATTCTTCCTAAGTTACCACTGTAACTGTTGTGATCGGAAGAACCAACGCTTGATTTACCAGCATCTAAAAGTCCTTCAAGGTTAGGTGATGTACCGTTACCTGAAAGAAGCTGACTGTCTAATCTTAATCTGATCATTGTTTGTAGTCTTGAGTTCAAATATCCCTCTAAGCCTGCAACATCTTGCATAAGTTCATCAGTCACTGGTATGTTTACACCAAGCTTTGAAATGGTTGCTGTTCTTTCGGTGAAAGCGAGTGCTGCTTCACCAACTGCTGCTGCCTCTGCGGCTTCTGCTGCGTTGTTAGTGAAAGTTGTTTCCTCAAGATACACAAAAGCGTTTTGATCAGTTTGTAGCTGATCAAACAAATTAATAACAGTATTTGGATCTCTTAAAGCTGTCTCTAAGATACCTGGTTGTCTTGAAGACTCAGGTGGATATCCAGTTGTTGTTAAGTTTGTTTTCATTTCAAAAGGAATTGTGCTTTGAATATTCTTAGCACCATTCTCTGTGTAAGCTTTGTAAGCTGCTGATTTAAGTACTTCTGCTCCAAAAGATTCAGCTTGTGGCTGTTCTGATGGGGTAGGAATACTTGCAACTGCTCCGTCAGAAGCGTCTAATTTAGACTTTGCTTCTGCTACTTTAAGATCATCTCTTAAAGAAGCTAGCTCTTCATTTCTTTCAATGACAGCATTTTTTTGCTCTGGAGTAGATGGTCCTTCTTGCTCAGCAATCTCTGTAAAGAGACCTTTGAGTTCTTCGGACTTTGCAACTATTTGCTCACGAACTTCTTTTACTTCCATTCGTATCTCCTAATTAAATTACTCGTTTTCTTCTTCTATTTCTATGTCGGTTAATATTGCGTCAGTAACAATCTGTTGACTCTCAAGCCAAAGATCGTCAAGCTCATTATCTACTTCATCTTCAGTAGTTTCTAAAACTTCATCTACTGGTACCTCTTCTTCAGTCTCTCTTTCGTTCTCTTCTTCGGTATCTTCTTCAGGTTCTTCAGGAGATTCCTCATTCACAACCTCTTCAGTTACCGATTCAGTTTCCTCTAGTTCAACTTCAGCTTTTGGTTCCTCAACTGCTGTTTCTTCAACTACTTGTGCTTCTGTTTCCAATGCACCCTCCGTTCCAAATTCATCAACGAATTTATCTAGTTCATCAAAAGCATCTTGGACACTTTCTTGAACTTGTCTGAGAGCCTCTGTTGCTGAAACCCCCAACTTCCTTCCATTCTTTTTCCTGAGTTCTCCTATAGATTGAACTCTGGCAACGAGGTTATTTAATGCTGCAAGCACATCTTTTACCTCATCAGAAAAGCGTTTACCTTGCACGCTGGCACTCTTTTCTGAAACTTTTTCTTGATCCTCAGATTTTGGTTGTGGATCAATTAGTAAATCTCTTATTTCATTAATTTCTTTTGCTACAGTTGTGAGTTTATCTACCCACCAACTTGGTAAATCAGCATTTTCATCTGTTGGCATTGAAGCAAGAATTTGTTTCATATCTTCTGCTATTTGTCCTAAAGCTTGCATTGAAGTATGTTGCGGTGTATGACCTTTGCCTTTTGGAGTATCAGATTCTTCTCCAACAGCAGCATCATATTCTGCATGTGTTTTGCAAGGCATAAAAACAGTTTTACCATCATCTGTTTTATGTGTATGCACACCTATAGCACAAGATAAATCTTTAGATCTTTCCATAGCTTCTCCAGGATTATCAAAAACATCTTCTGTTCTGACTGCTTTAACTTGTTCTATGTTGTCATCAGATACTTCAATTGATTGCATTATTTTACCCTCAGTTTCTTTATCACTTTTTATTGCCATTGTAAAAGTATCTTGATTTGCACCTACAAGGACTGGTGAGACTTCATATACAGATAAATTTTTAAGATATCTTACATCTATTTCTTCTTCCGCACTTTTTTTCCATTTGCCATATTCTGAATCGTTAACTTTGAAACCAAAAGACCATTGTTGTAAGTCTCCCATATTTTTTACTAAGTTATAAGCTTCTTTACCACTCTCTGTATCCATAAAAAATGATCCGTCAAAATATGCTTTATCGTTATCTTTTTTTATAGTTCCTTTACCAATTGGCATATCCCATTTGTGAGACCATACCATAGGCACATCTCCAGATTTAAAACCAGAGTTTATAGCATCAGGCAATACGACATCACCATCACTATCTAGATTATTAAATACAGAGAATACTGCTTTTACTTGACCTTTTGATTCCCCATCAGTTTTGAGCTCGAACTCAATATTTTTTATTTCTTTGTCTTCAGACATATAGCGCTACCTCATCCTAAAATTTTATTCAATTCGGTGCGCACAATCTAATAATAACTAATTATGAAACAAAATAGCGTATTTATGGTTGCCAATAAAAAAAACATTTTTGCATATCTGTGGTATAATTTTTTTATGGAAAGAGAAATATCAGTAATTTCAACTTTGCATATTTCATCTGGGAGTTTTGAATTGAATGTATATTCAGATCAAACAGGTGAAGTAGAGATTTTTGGTAAACGCTTTCCAGTAAAACTAAACAATAATAAAATAGAAATAGAAACAAATCTCAGTGCTAAACAGTTTGGTGGTGCTGAAGGAAGGGATTATTTTCTCAAATGGTTGAAAATGGAAATGATGGAGAACTGTTAAGTGGCAACAGTGAATTCAATATGTTCATGGACTTTGTAAGTAAAGCAAATACTGAAAGTCTAAGAAATCAAATAATCGATCAATGGATGATACATCTGAATGAATATGATCAAGATAGGCTAGTTAATAAACTTAGAAAAAGAGGTATTAACTTTGTTCCTGCCGAAAATCGTCAATTTTACGAAGTTTAGAAACTTCTACTAAAACAGATCTATCAGTAATACTGTGGGATCCATCTTCATTGATAGCCCACACTCTAATCTTGGCAACAGGTTTTTCTGCTGTAGCTTCAACTGTGTCTTGACCAACTCTTGGAGATCCTGAAGTCATCACACTACTGACAATTCCATGTGCAGTTGATGATGCTTGTGGTGGTTTTGGTATTGACCAAGAAACAGCATCACCTTTTTTTATACTTCCAGCAGGAGCTTTTTCTTCTGGACTATATAAATCATCACCTCTCTCATACATAGTTTCTGCTTCTTCCAAAGAAACTTTTAATTCTTCAACTACTAAAGAAGAACTTTTTTTAGTGCTTTTAGGATGATTGCTTGGAAGTAAATCAGTATCGTAAGGGACTCTTCTAAACTTACCAGTTCTTAAAGCAAACAACAGGCCATTCACTCTGGCCATTGCCCACTGGGAAGGACCTGAAACATTACCTCTTACGGAACCAGGATTATTTCTATATGCAGCTAAACCTCGATTATATGAAGCTGTCAACATTCTTAATGTTGCTCTATATCTAGGATTTTTTGCATTGTGATCTGTAACTTTCTTTTTCAGTGATTCTCTTGTTCTTGCACTTAAAGCTTTACCTTCTATATCTGCAAGAAGATCATCTGAAATTTTTCTTCTTTCACTTACAACTTTTTTATAATCGTTTACTAATTTTTTCATTTTTGATACACCGATGTTTGCAACACCACCCCATTTCATAACTGCGATTGCACCATTCAAACGATTATCACCTTGATGTCTATTCATAAATCTTTCTCTTCTTTTAACCCAATTTAAAACAGACTCTGATCTGTCACCTGCTCTATATTTTTCCCATCTATTAAAAGCATCATTACCTGTAAAAGAAGTTGGAGGATTACCACCAGTACCAGCTCTTCTCCATATTTCAGGCCAATTGTCTTTAAGATCTTTTACATAATTAAAATCTGGAAATTGTTTAAATTTTGAATTTCTAAGTGATATTTCCATATCATCATCCGCGCTAGGAAAACCAGTTATTTTACTTTCTATTTCTTCTTCAATATTTTTCTTCATTCTGCTAAGAGCATTACGAGCTTGTTCTTCTGTGTCATAACATTTGATGACATCATTTGTTTCATGATCAAGAATACAAAATTTTCCATTTGGCATTTCTGCAACATATTTTTCTTCACTTATCTGAGTTGGAGTTGGCTTCATTAAATTAGACCTCAAAGCTTCTGCAGCTAGAGAGGTTGTTGTCAATACTTTTTCTTGTAAGTCAGTAATCATGTCTCTCAACTCTGATACTTTTTCATCTTCTTCATTTACCATCGGTGCGCTACTACCATCGACTGGGCGTTCTACCATATTTAAAGGTCTTAAATACAAATCGTGTGTATCATCAACACTCAAGCCAGCTTGTCTTCTAGCTTCAGCGATAGTGATCCATCCACCTTGTACTGCTGTATTCATTCTTTTGTAAACATCATCTTTATCTGTTGATAATGCTCTTACATCATCAAGATTATATTTGACATACAAATCATCTGCTGCAAAATCTACTCTAAGTAATTGATGCGTAAGTTCTGCAGCTACAGCTTTCCATAAAGGAACAAGTTTTTGTTCTGTAAAAAATTCTCTTAGTTCTCTTGTATTATTATAAGTTGCTGCATCAAGACCAGCTCCAAGACCTGCAAGTATAGCTGGAACACCTAAAACAGCCGATACTCTTTCTTCAGGAAGTTTTCTTAGTTCTGTAAGATTCATTTGTTCTGGAGAAAAAGATACAACTTCAACATTCATTGCACCAGAAAGTATCATTGGTGCACCACGATTATTACCACCAAATTTTTGTTTATACATTGCAGAGATTGCCTCTGCTTCTTCTTTTGAAGGTCCACCCATTGAGTCATCTTTTGGTGAGAGGATGACACCTGGTACAGCCATGTTATGTAAGAGTGCTGCTGCATATTGTCCTGCGGCCTCATCACCCAAGATTTCTCTTAATACTGATTTTAGTGGAGCAAAACCACGCCTATGATTATTTGGATCAATTCCATTTCGTATATGCACTATATCTTCAACTTGAAGTGATATACTATTACCCCCTAATCCACCATACGGACTATATTTAAATTCTGTAATTAATTTTTCTTCATCACCTTTTGGTTCTACCATATCTGGCATTAGAGGTATAAGTTGCACTACTGTACCATCATTGTTTTTATTTTTATAAAGAAAAGCATCACCATGTGCAGATAAAGCAGTAACAATGTAGTGTGCTAATAAGTTACCTGATGTAAAAGGATTTGGTCTTTCTAATAATTTTGAGACTGGATGGTTTTTAATTACTTCAAGATCTCCTTCTTTCCCATCTTGAAATATCATGGGTCTAGGTTCAGCAAAAGAAGTTGCCAAAACATTTAAACAAGCTACTACAGCAGAGTTATTTGATCCATCACCAATATCGTCCAGCATAGAAGCTGGGAAAAAACCTGAATCAGTATTATAACCATAAACTGCTCTATCCAAAGATGTGCTTTGATTATATCTACTAATTTTTTGTTCTTGTCTTTGTGTAGGTGCATTTAAGTAATCAACAAACCTACGAAATCTTGATTTATTTTCTGCCATTTAGTAAGCGCTCCACTCTCTTTTTACTTGTGCGCTTAAAACTCCATATCCTATTGAGTCCACTATATCATCATGATGACCTACTGGAAAACTCATGAGTTCTCGCTCTACTTCTACTAACCAAGGTGCGCCTTGTTCAAAAAAGATATCTCCTGCTTCCATGCGAGCAGCAAGTGGCATAGCTCTTGAAACTTTATCTTTATCTGCTCTTAGTTCCTTCACAGCTAGACCATCTCTTTTAGCAAATTGTATTAAAGAAAGCTGAAAACCAGCTCTTTCCATACCCACCCATTGTAAATCATATTCTGCCATTTTTTGTCTTATTCGAGGTATTATATCAGGTGCTTCCATTCTTTCTCTTACGACATCTAAAACTAATATTTTACCTTTTGGAGTTACAGCAAAACAAGAAATAACAGTGTAATCTGCACCTTCTTTTATAGATGTAGCCAAGTCAACAGTACAAAATCTTGTACAGTCTCGTAAAGTTACTGTTTCTCCAGGAACAAAATAATTACCACTTTTTTCTTTAAAATATCTTAGCCACTCTGGTTTAAGAATACCTTGTCCTGCATCAACAAATTCTGCTAAATATTCTTGTGCAAAAACAATAGAACCTACCTCATCTTTAGCTTGTTCTACTTCTTCCTTATCAATATTAGGATTATCAAATGTAGCAAATTGAAACCTTTCCCAATCTTCTTTACCATCTGCAAACTCCCATAACTGATAAAACCAATTACTCATACCCATAGGTGTAGAAATAAATAAAGCACCACCTTTTCTTTCTGTTAGAGTAGGTCTAAGTACTTGTTGCCATACATCTTCTTTAACAAAAGCAGCTTCATCTAGAACTAAAAAATCTAAACCTTCTCCACGAAGTCTATGAGGTGTATCTGCCGATCTAACTGCAATTGATCCATTACACCATGGAAATTTTACTTCCATGTTTACTAATGATATTTCTGGTTGATTTTCCTCTGGATATGATCTTGCAGCTGATAATATATCTCGCCAACCAACCCTCGCAATCGTATAAGTAGGTGCAACCCACCAAGCCCTTTTACCTTGAAGAGCTGTTTCCAGGCACATTTGAACACCTAGTCGAGTTTTACCAAATCTACGACCTGCACATAAAATCTTCCACCTTGCTTCAGATTTTGCAACTTTTAACTGTGCTTCGTGTAGATCAGGAAATTTATGTACTAATTTTTTTTTCTGAACCATCTACTTTATACTAACAAAAATGGTTTAATGTGATTGACTTTCTAGAACTAAGACATATCCAAACTTATTCAATAGCATTTTATCTTTTATTGCTTGTGCCTCTTCATCTTTAGAAAATTTATTTTTGTTATTTATAGAAATAAATTCTAAAATAGAAAAATCATTTTCTTCATAAATTAGAGAAAAAATATTTTCTATTTTTAATTTTTCTAAATCTTTTGATATCAACATAAGTCTTGCTCCTTTTTTCATACATACACCAAGACTTATTATCTGTTGTCTTATGAACATGTCCTCATCTAAATCCATTGGATTATCTAAAAAATCTAAAACATTAAAGATAATAAAATCTGCTTCTTTTACTTCTTTAGGATATGCTTCTACAGATAAATCTATCTCTTGAACCTTAGATGTTCCTGCGGCAGGATATAGATCAAATGATGCTACTTCAAAGTTTAATTTACTTGCTAAATCATATGTAACTTGATACTTATCAGTTATGTCCACTATTTTTCTAGTACCAGGTTCTGAAAACCAATAAATTAAATTTGCAATCATTTGTGGCGGAGTCTTTTGTAGATTGTCTACGCCATAGGCTATATCGGATTGACCAAAACTCCAAACATTAGATGTTTTTATATTAACACCTGCTCTATCAACGATATTGAAATCTTTATTTTCAGAATTTAATTTTGTAATTTTATTTTTTTTAACAACAGATCTTAGATCGCGAACTGAATATTTTTTTTCATAAGCTTCTTTTAAAAGTTTATCTATTTCTTTTGTGTCATCAATATATGCAACTTCAAAATGATGTGTCCAGGACAACTCTGGAACTCTTCTTTCAACAGGTATTTTTTTAGCTACATATGAAGCATTACTAAAAGTTGAATATGGTATTCCAAAATCTAAAGCTTGAGAAGCCAATTCTCCATATTTTCGATCGCCATAATTCCACCAATCACCAAGCCACCACATAATATGTTTTGCTTGATTGGTAAGTGCCTCTCCTATTTCTACCCATTCTTCGTATTCAAGATCTTCTTTAAGATCCAAACTAATATAATTTGATTGTGATAATTTTATCTCTCCCATATTCATAATTTTAGTATGTTACAAATTACATGTGACAAAAAAATAAAAAAGCTCTAGGGAAAACTACAAACCTAGAGCTTTCTTATATGCGTTAAGCAATATGCTTTTCAAAAGTCTTTCTTATATTTGGTTCATTGATTTGAGATCTTACTTCAGAAACTGGTTGACCATTTCTGTAAGCTATAAAAGTAGGCACAGAATATATGCTGTAAGTTGTAGCTACATTGCTTGCCCTATCAACATCTAATGAAACAAATTCGACTTTTTTGTCAGACCATTCATTTGAGATTTTTTCTACTGATGGAGTAATCGCTTTGCATGGACCACACCAATCAGCTTCAAACTTGACTATTGTTGTTATGTCTCGATTGATTGCCTCCGAAAACTCATTTTCCTGAATTTGCCTAATCATAGTGTATCTACAATATCACAAAACAAAACTTATAAGTTCTTTTTATACTTATAAAATATAAAATATGGAAAAAATATTTACAGTAAAAAAAGAATACGCAAAAAATTTAAATAGAAAAGAAAGAAGAAAGCTCGCTGCAAAAATTCGTAAAGATCTTGCAAAAGAAAAAAATATAATTAAAAAAGACAAGGCTGAACCTTACGATTCAGCCGATGATGGGAGGAAGTCGGTTTAGTAGCCGACATTTCAATCATAGACTAAAAAATTTTAATTTAAGGTATCTCTATTCTTCAAATTTTTTACAAATACCAAGATATAGGTTTACTAAATCATCAGCATCTTGAACTAAATTAATTCCTTTGATTCTCATATAATTAAATTGTTTTAAAACAATTTCTTTTAGATCACCATCTGAAATAAGTTCATCAATAGCATCTTCTCTTTTTGTTCCTGGTGGAAACTCAGGTATTTCTGCCATCAGCTTTATCCTTTCGGTTTTATTCCACTGTAAGCATAATAATTTTTATCTCTTACTGGTGATATGGTTGGAGTAATCCAATCACTTTTACCAAGCACAGCATCAGACCATAAATCAAAAGCTTCAGCTTCGTTATTTGCTTCTACAACAAAGTTTACATTATATTCAAACATTATCGTCCTCTTTCTCAGGTTTGTAATTTGTAATTTTTTCTTCGTATCTTACCTCGAATTGATTAATCATATCATTTAGTGATTGATCTTTAAAATTTGTCATTAAATTATAAATACCTCTAGCTTCTGTTTCACTATCTGCTTTTATAATAAAATGTTCTTCTACTTCCCTAGTGAATAAATATTTTCCCATATCTCTCCTTTTTATATATAGTCTAGTCTACTCTATTCTTATCTACTCTTCTCTACTCTACTCTACTCTAGAGCGTGACAGTCACAAATGTCACATGTGACAAGAAAAAATCTTAAGCCTATAAAATAAGGCTTTTAAACAATCTCTTGGCGACAAGTATCGCTAATTTTAACATTTCTTTAACACTAAATAACCAAATTTTTCCATAATTTTTGTATAATTTTTGGATGAAATTTAAACTTTACAAGCTACAAAAATCTAATTTTAGAAGATCAAAACCAAAAAAAATTGGTGAATACACTTCTAATGAATTGATTTACAAAATTACAAATGAGGATCTTCCGTAATTGAAGTATCAAATATCAAAGTATTTTCAATTATTGATTTTATTATCAGTCTGCCAGTCAATTCTATAAATTGAGGTACAACTGCATTTCCCAAAGCTTTCAATCTATCGATATCATTTTCTTGTCTAGTTCTGACTCTTGATATATCTTCCTCCCAGATATTAGAAGTACCCCAAGGATTACTCATTCCAAGTTCAGCCACCCATCTGGGAAGCCCATAAGTCTGTTCACCCATTCTGGATTCAGTCTTTGACCAATCAACTCTGGATTCCGTTCCCCAACATCCATCTCCAGAGTAGATCCGTGAGATCCACTCGCTGCCGATGGTGCTTTCTTGTTCACTGGTTTTGTGGCTTGACTTGCTCTTGGTGTTGACCAGTTCTCTTTCGCAGATAATTGTCTTACTTGAACTTTGTCCGCTAGATTTAGACTGTGACTCGTTTTTCCGTCTTTTGATAGTCTTCTTCCCTTTTCGTTTATCTTCATCTTCGTGTGCTCTGTGTCCTGAGTCGTTGGTGTTGGCCAATCTTCCTTCTGCTGCCACTCTATCACTTCTACTGTCGTCATTTCTTTTTCGAACTTCAGATCCTTGAGATGTGGTTTGATCTTGCTCCAATCCTCTAGACTTGGATAGCTGAACCCCTGCTTGTCCTTCCTGAACCAGTGATCCACTGTTGTTTTCTTTATCCCTGTTAGTTTGTGTAATTCTGTTGCTGTCGTTTGACTTCTCAGATATTCCACCCAGTCCTCTTGTTTCGGAAGTAGTGGTCTGTTTACCATCTCGTGATCCTGGTACAACTCCATTATTGTTGGATCCTGTTCTATCATATCCATCCACACTTGATCCGATAATGTTCTTTGTACTCTGTGTCCTGTTGATCTTATTGTTTTCCCCTGCATCAATTTCGTTGCGTGTTTCAAGGAATCGTCCTTCTTGTCCATCGTTGTCGGAGTCAACCAGAGTTTCGGATTCTCTCTTAAGTTGCCAGTACCTTTTCTTTTGCTCTTCCTCTCTGGATCTCCACGATACAACGCTCTCTCCAAAGCTTCCCCTGATCTTGGTTCTAAGTAGTCCATAGTGTTCGGTGTCTCCCACGATTCCAACTCCCACCCATCTTTGTCTTTTGTGCCTTGCTCCAACGAACTTTGCTGATATAAGTTGCCATTCAAATCGATAATACCGCATTTCGGCCACACCTTTGAGGACACGGTTAATGGCTTCTCCGTCACTTGCTCTGAGGATGTTTGGCACATTTTCCAAGACGAAGATTGGTGGTCGTATCTCATTAATAAATCTTTCAACTTCGTCCCATAACCATCTTTCATCTTTTATTCCTTTCTGATTTCCTGCAACACTTACTGGTTGACAAGGAAACCCTGCTGATATTATGTCTACTTCTGGAAGATACTTTGTATTAATATCTTCTACTTTTTTATTTAAAACTAAAGAATTAGGAAATCTTTGCTTTATGATTTCTGTACAGAATTCATCGGTATCAATTTGCCAAGCAACATCAGAAACCAAACCAGATCTCATCAAACCTAGTTCGATTCCACCAATTCCTGAAAACATACTTCCTAATTTCAATCGTCACCTGGAAAGTTAGGATTACCATTGTAAGGTTCGTCATATCTAGATTCGTAAAGATCCTCCATAGTCATGTATATTTGCTTTGAAGTTTCTATTGCTATTATGATTCCTTTTTTGATAAACCAGTTGTAAGGTGCTGAAAAAATTCTTTGTTCCCATTCTCCAAATTTTTTCCACATTTTATGAAGCCCAATCTTTTTCGTAACATTTATGTTTTCTTTTTGTTAGTCCACAATCACAATCATAAGTATAAATGATAAAATTTTCTTTAGATCTAAGTGCAACAATAATTTTTCTTAAACTTGGCGTGTTTATTCCATATTGACAAACAGAATAATCATCATCAAGCAGATTTTTAACAATTTGATATTTACTTTTTTCTATAACAGATCCCAAAGGTCTTGCCATAATATTATCTCCCCTGATTAAGTTTACAATAAGTTTGCATTTATGTTAACAGTTGCTAAAATTAATGTATATCTAAGCAGTCCTTCTTCGATCTTTCTAGATCAAAGGACGACTCCTTTTGATTGTCAATACATAAAAGTAAACCCCTACTAGCGATAGCAGGGGTTTCTTTATGTTCAAGCAAATCAAGGAATTTATATTTGAACAAGTTCTATTTTAAGATTACTAGGAACTGTATCTTATTTCAACAGTTATTACTTCTTCTTCTTTACCATCTGATAATTTATTCTTTTCTCTTTTACCCCATTCTTCAGGGTTTGATCGTTCTAAGAACCAAGCAGATGCTTGCCATATACCATTATTGGCTGCTTTTGTTATAACTCCAAGGTGACTTGCTTCGCCTTCAACTTGTGCTTTTTTTATAGTGTCCCAAAAGTCCCATAAATCCAAATCATCGACATTTTTTATACTATCTCTATCACCATCACAGGCTTCATCTATCTTGTTATATCTATCTTGCCACCTATAAAATGTTGATCTAGAAATACCAGAGTAAGTTACAGCTTTTTTTATTGACATTCCAAGCTTCAAAGCAGTTTCAAGTCTTTTTAGCGTAGATGGATCTAATTTAGAAGGTCTTCCTAAAGGTTTCTTCTCTCCAACTATTTCTATTTCCTCTTCTCTTACTTCCAAACTCTCGTCAACAAGTATCTCTTCACTATCTAAT